CGGTGCAAACAATACTTGCAGGAATTATCAATCGAACGATATCCAGAAGGAAACGAGACCAAGAATTTCGACGAGAAGCCAGTCGATGCCAATAATCACGGTTCAAGCGCAAGCGGTTATTTGATGTGGCATTGGTTCGGGGAAGAACGAATCAACCGGGATATCTTTAAAATCGGCGGCGAACGTGGCGAAGCATTAGAAGATTATCATGTTTAATTCCTTAACCCTTACCCTTGCCCATGGTCAGAATGGCGGTTACAGAAAGTCTCACGGGGCCGTTTTTTAGCCGCTTGGCGCGATTGTTGGTAATATGTGTAATGCTCCATAAATTCCAATTAATTTAACGACACATTAGAGTAGTTGGCGCGTTTTGCTAATATGCGGATAATTTTTTGGAATTTTGCGAGTAGTTGGCGCGGCTTGCGGACATGCGGATAATTCCTTGAAAAATTATCGATGTATTAGCGCGGTATGGTTGTATAAGGCGTGGTGAGGTAATGGCTCCAAGACTCCCATCAACTCTACGACACAACGGGCCGAATTTAGTGATTTTAGGTAAATCGTGGTAAATCATGGTAATTTGAGGTAAAACGCAGACATATGAGAGTAGTTGGCGCGATTTGTGAAAATGCGGGTAATAATTCGCGTTTATTAGAGCAGTTGGCGCAGTTAGCGGAAATGCGAATAATTATTCCTAAAATTATCGAGACATGGCGCGGGTGTTGGTATGGTGTGTCATATTTTACTATAGTTAAACAATAGAAGGGTTTAATTTCGTTTTACAAATCGATATTGATGTTGTAAAATCAGAACATGGCGCCTACTGAGGGGAATCGAATTAAACGTAACAAGAATTTGTTCGAAAAGGTTTTTGAGGAATCTTCGAAATCCTATCTCTACGGACTCGCCACGCGATTGTCTGAGATTGATCGGGTAATCAACAAGAAGGGAAAGGGCCAACTTGTTTTTTATTGGGACATGGTCGATACAGATTCAGTTCTTGCCGGACTGATCGATACCCGTATTGATAATGTTGCTTCTCTCGATTGGGAAATCATTCCAGCCACGTCGGAACCGGACGATGAGAAATACGCACGATTCATCAATGACGCTCTTCTCGAAATTAATCATTTCGACGATGACCTTGGAGAAGTCTTAGGTGCTTGCGTCACTGGAATTTCAATTACAGAAATTGTTTGGCGCGAATGGGAATATGAAGGCGAGATTAAATACATCCCAGATAAATTACTCGGTCGTAATCCGGATTATTTCTTTTTGCGCAACGGCGAATGGTACATGCGGTCAAGCCTGTCCGATAATGAAGGTACTCCACTTTCAGATTATCCCTATAAATTTATCATTCACGAATTTAGAGACAGGTACAGTTCGCTGCGCGGCATCAGCCTTTTAAAATCTATCTATTGGACATGGTGGTTTAAGCATAACGCGTTCAAATATTGGTTGCAGGCCGCAGAAGTGGGCGCAGAAATTACTCCTGTCATTCTCTACGATGAAAATGCTTCGAACGAAGAAATCGACGATATGGAGGAAGCTGCGCAAAAATTCCTCAAGGCTAAATATTACGTCGGCCCCGATAAGGAGCGTTAGGTTCGATTCATGCCGAGAAAGAACAGAAACGAAAAGAACATGACTCCAAGGGATTAGCCGGATCGCTGAATGAAACTCTTATCCGCTGGATGGTCGAATTAAACTATGCCATACCTAATGTGTTCCCTAAGTTCAAGCAGGCCTATGAAACCAACAAGGATATTAAAGAAGTCAGGGAAAATATTAAACTCGGCAATGAATACGGTATTCCAATGACAAAGGCTTATGTCGCGTCAGAACTGAGCCTAGAAATGGCCCCGGACGATACGGACCCGGACGACCTGATTAATCCCCCTGCTCCAGAAATAATCGAAGTTCCAGCAGAACCAGACGAGCCTGATGAAGACGATGATGAAAATGAAGACGTTCCCGATCCAGACAGTCCAGAGGCGCAAGCTGCGTCACTCGCAATGATCCTTCCGGATAAATTGGGCATTGTCAATAATCGGCTCGATAAGACTCAGTGGAAATTAAAGAAATTAACAGAAGGTGCGATTTCTGCTGGTTTACCAATATACCAAGAATTAGGCGATCAAATAAATATCTGGTTGAATAATTACAGCTCATTGGACGAAGCCTTGGCGGATTTTGGAAACTATCGAATCGACTTTGAAGATTTCCGCCATCAGGTAGGAATTACGTGGTATTACGACCTCCTTCACGGGATGTTCAATATCTACGATTTAAACAAGGTTCGAGACGCCCTTGACCTGCCAAGGTTGAGTCAGATTATAAAAACGTTGAGACGTCTATTTTCGGGCAAGATATTAGAATCGTTCTGGGAACCTGTCGAATTCGAAGAAGCAACGGCAATGTTCTTGGATCGAGAAATTCTCACGATTGAAGAATTTAATTATTTAGAGGCATATGCGAAACGTCGAGCCTTATCTGCGAGCGGCATGAGTTATACGACCATTCGAAGAAATCTACGATCCGCGATTGAAAATGCTCTTGTTCAGGGAACGGGAATAGCAGAATTTCAGGCCTCAGTCGATGGATTGGTCTTGAATACTAACCATGCAAATGTTATATTCAGGACAGTAGTACAAAGCTCATACAACACTGGACATGCCGAGGCATTATTTGACCCACGCCTCAGAGAAGCAATTCCAGCGATGCGGTTTGACGCGATTATTGATAATCGCACAACGGCGATATGTGAGGAACGAAACGATCAGATTTATGCAACGGGCAAAATGGAAGAATGGGACATTGTACCGCCGTGTCATTTTCAGTGCAGGTCAACAATGACTCCAGTCTTCATCGATGAATATACCGGGAATCCAGCATCGAGACCAGATATATTGGCTCAAGACGGTTTCGGGAGATTTACTTCAATTCTACACTAGCAGGCCAGAGATGAAAGATACAAAACAGAATTATTGGAAATGCCCAAATTGCGGCGTACATACAGAAGCAAGACTAATATTCTGTAGAATCTGCGGAACAGGCAAACCAACCGATGAAAAAGTGGGGCCGCAGCAAATGGTCCCTTCAAACACCGACCCGGTTAAACTCAAGGAGCGATAAGATGCCAAGATTTGAAGGTGATCCTTACGAACAGGAATATGCCAAAATCGTAGAAATCGAAGTTGTCCGGGAAGGGACGTGGAATAATCGATTTTATGGTCAAGAATTCATCGAAGACATCGCGGCAAGTTACGACCTCTCTATAGTCCGCGCCCCGGTGATATTTGGCCATGGTGGATTTCTCGAACCGGAATTCGAAGCATTAGGCCATATTCTCGCGCTCCAGCACGTCGATGAAAAAAGCGACAAGGGCCTACACAAAGTAATCGCCACAGTCGGTCTTCTCGATTCAGGCGTCGAAACCATCGAATCCGGAGAAGCTAATGAACGGTCGATAAGCTGGTGGGATTTTTACCCGCTCCAAGGCATTCCTTACATGCTTCATCTCGCCTTGCTCGGAAACTCAAATCCGGCAGTAGTGGGAATGGACCCTATCGTTTTTAGCGTCAATAACGTTCAGGACGAAATCGATGCGCACAGTTCTGTTCAGCAAACAGTAGACTCAGATAGAATCGCGGCACGTGCGAATCTTGCAAATATGATTGTCGAGCAATTACCAGAATCGACCAATTTGAATTGGGCCAGAACAGATGAAGATATTTCCTACAAGGTTCGAGAATTGAGCCGTTTCCAATCCGGCACGTTGCGGACCCGTCAGATTTCGAGCAAGTCTGGAATCCGGGCAGAAGCCGGATTGCTTAAAAAAGAATATGTTCCAGAAGGTAAAAAGAACGATGCCGTGTTTAACCGGGTAATTTTGTTCAGTCGCGAAAAAGGCTGGACGTTCTTAAAAGCCAAGGCTTGGGTCGAGGGGAAGGCAAGCCTGAGCGCGGAATTAACCGAACCAGACAATAATGAAGTAGAAATAGACGTTAAAATTAATGTCGAGACAAACGTTAAAGAAGGGACTGACCCCGTTACCGAAACGGTAGACGGGTCAAATACATCCAATATCCTGACCGCTACAGCGGAAGGAGGACCAACTATGCCTGATGTCGTCGAAACGGCCGCCCCTGTGGACGGTCATGAAGGTGACGATGCGCCCGTTGAGTCCACGCAGCCAACTCCTGTGGTTACGGCAACTACGGTGTCTTTGATTGAACCAGAGTCTATTGACGACCTTCAAAAAAAGACAGATGCTTTACGCGTAACCATCGATGCCGAAAAATCACAGGCGCAGCAGGAATATGAAAAGTTATTCCGGCAGCTTCAAGAAGAATCGTTTAAGAATCGTAAAGCGAAACTTACAGCGATTTCTCGAACGATGCTCTCAGAAGGCTTTATTGTTCCTGCACATATCGAAGGCGGTATTGTCGAATGTCTCAGTGCAATTCCCGATGAATTGGAAATTGAACTACAACTGAGCGACGGTAATAGTGTCAAGCGAAAAGTCTCAGACCAGTTGTTTGAACTTTTCAAACTCGGTGGCCGAGTGAAACTCAAGGGCGAAGTCAGTGCTCATACCTCGATCAAGGACGACACGAAGGGTCCAAATGCGGACCTTGATAGACTTGACGCTTCGGGGTTTGACACGACAACGGAGCGATTGCGTCGGAAACTCTCAGAAGAGTATCCTGACAAAAACGCGACTGAAATCATGGTAATGGTTGAAAAACTCAAGGAGAGTGATGTTTGATGACGGTCGAAGCGACTCGAAAGAAACACATGAAAAAGCCCTTACTTGAGCTTTTTGCCTATGCCGAATCCGCGGTACTTGACGGACAAATCGTCATGCCCGGAGCCACGGAGGGGACAATCGTTCCTTGTACAGCGAATGCCGATCCCCTTGGAATCTGTCTCAGAACCGTTACAACGGCCCAGATTACTCTGGTCGATGACGAAGAAGCCGGAATGGATTCCATTAAATGTCCAGTAGCCATAATCGGCATTGCCCCTGTCCTTGCAGGTGGCGAGGTCGATTTCAACGAGTGGGTTGTATCAGACGCGAACGGTCGAGTCGTAGCTGCTACAGGAGACGGTACCGATAATATTATTGGTATTTGTCTCAACGAAACCACCGCCGACGGTGAGAATACCCACATCCAAATTCATCGGATTCCTGCGACCTCTCAGGCGTAGGTGACTGATAGTTAACCAAGGAGATTAACTGATATGCCCGGACATCCTTATCCAGACGAATCAGCCCTTGATATTGGTCTCTCTACGTGGGGCGTTCAAGCATTAATGCTTAACGATAATTTCGTTGCGAACCAAGTAGCCCCGGTAGTTGCCGTACCTAAAACCAGTGGACAGCATTTCGTATTCGTTCCAATCGAAGGATTGAATATCGAACATCAAGAGAAGCTTGGTAAAGGTGGAATTGCTACCGAACTCGATTTTCGGATCGATAAAGGTTTTTTCGCAACAGAGGAATCCGCCAAGAGACATTTTGTTAGCGACAGGGAAGTTGCTAACGCCGATATTGCTGCTGCGGACTACATCAAGGGCGACCGCCTAGTCTTGCAAAATATCGGTACGATTCGTGAGTACGAACTTGCAGAACAAATCTTAGACGGTTCTAATTATTACGGTGGAGCAGCAGGCGATCATGTTATCGTCGCCGCCAACGCATGGGATTCAGACGATGCCAATATTAAGGATGATATTGACACGGCTGTTCGCCAGATTCGTTTAGACTCTGGCTTCACTCCCACCCACCTTCTCGTACCGCCACGGGTTTATGACGCGATTACTTCCAACGCAGATATTAAGGACCTGCTCAAATACATGGGCGGTCCTCAGTATGTCGCGACTGGTCGTATTCCAAACGACATTCTTTACAGGCTAAAGATTATTGAGGCCGCCGCGGTTTATGACTCGGCAGGTCCGCTTGAGACAGCGAATCTTCAATTCCTGTGGGAAAACGCATCAGCTACTTATGGTGATAGTTGGGCCATTGTCCTTTACGTCGATCCGATTCCATCGCGCCGATCAGGAACGTTTGTGTCACAGTTCGCGTTCAATATGAACCGAATCAATGATATGGATGTCGTCTCGTTCTACGTCTACCGTGACGAACACAGAAGAGGCGAATATCGCGAGGGTCGTACCGACTATGAGGTCAAAGTCACCAACAGTCGTGCTGGAGTTTTAATCACGGACGTTTTAACCGGATCGACGTCTGGTTAATTCTATTTAGTTGCTTAATGTTTCAGTAAATCTTTTATTTACGGGGAGCCAAAAAATGGCCGATAAAATATTCCGAGCGACAAAGGCTTTAGGCTATAGACGAGGCACGATCAGAAAGGACGGTATTGTTCCTTCTGATTATCCCCGGTTAAAAGAAGGTCTTAGACGTGGCTGGATTGTGGAAGACAGTCCAGCCACGGTTATTTCCTCAGAGGAAATAGTCGAGCCAACTGTTACAGTTCCGGAAGTAATAAATGAAATCGCCGAAGTAATTCCTGAACCAGTAACAGCAGCAGAAACGGATTTTGAACCATTAGACCCTGATCCAGAACCAGAACTGGAAACGGTCGATGTTCGATTAATTGGTGATTTGGATTTCCTCAAACCGGGCAACGTTGCGAAACTCACCGAAGCAGGATTAGTATTTGTCGCAGACCTCGAAGGTTGGACCTTTGAACAATTACGAGAAATCAAGGGGATCGGCAAATCCAAGGCGAATCAGTTGTTAAGTGCCTATGCCGATAATCAGTGATGGAACGTCGCTTTAGAGCTGTCAAAAATTGTGGTTCCAGATGTGGCCGCCGTATTTTTATTAAGGCTGGCAATAATGTGACCTTAGACGATAGGAATCCACATGTACGCCGATGGTTGAGGCAGGGAAAGTTAAAACCAATCGGAAAGAAATAACATATTTTGTGAATATAGTTTAACGACGAACATATTCAGTGATGTGAATTAAACGCCTAAACGGAGCAATAACATATTCAGAGCATCTGATGTATCGATAGACATATTCAGAGACGCGGATGTATTGTTGGAAAAGAGCCGACAACATATTCAGTGCTATGGATGTAACGTTTAGTGAAGACTCGGCACATATTCTGTGAAATGAATATAACGCTTGAGAGAAGAATGAAAATTGACCGGAATTTCAAAATACTGCACGATCACAGATTTAAACATGTTAGACCCAGAACGCCATCTGGTCAATTTGGTCATTGACCGTGCAGGCTCTTCAATTGACGATTACGACGTGGTAAGAAACTTAGAGCGGTACATCTCTAAGGCATCGACCGACCTTGAGGCGATTTTGCGTCGTTACACCACAGTTCCAATCGATCCTACAATCACAAGCCTTACGGGTAGTTTCATATTTATTCGCGGCGACACGACAGTAAATATTACTGGTGGTGCGGCTATATCAGAACTCGCCGTGGGTGATGAGATTAGACCGGATGACCAAGAAGATATCCGACTCATTGTCGCAGAAATTAATAGCGATACAGAAATTACACTTGAAAATGTTTTTTATTACGAATATGACCTTACGGGTGATGCGAGTAAATACGTCCCCAATGTTCCAAAAGAAGTGAATCAATTAGTGTCGGATCATTGTTCGTGGCTTGTTTGGGCAAGACGGACTCAGGCCGAGAATAATCCGCATCGTGACAGAGAAGCAGATTATCAACGAGCATTGTCCGATATCAAGAAGGGAGAATATAGATTCTCGACCGTTGGAGGAACGGTTGTAAAAACAATTCCTACCCTCACCGATACAGACGTTGAGCGAGTAATGATAGACGATAATTTCGAAGACTATACCAGCGATCCCGATGATGAGAATTATGGCGAATGGAGGGATTTGGCATGGTAGACGGCACTGTGTTTCGAAACATTTCGGGATTTGGCCGAGCCGGGGTTCAGATAATCGGAATGCAACATCTCGACCGCGCGATTCAAGGTCTGATAAATGCGAATCGACAGAACAATCACGTCCTGAGACTAATCGGACTTAAAATGCAGACAATGGTCAGGTCGAATTTTGAGCGAGAAGAAAACCTAGACGGCTCAAAATGGCCGCCTCTTTCCCCATGGACCTTGAGCGAACGGAACGCCGCGCCCGGTGAAGACGTAGAAAAATTACGAGACACAGGACGGTTATATAACAGCATTACCTTTAAGGTCGAGGGCAATGCGGTGTATTGTGGAACAAATGTTCAATATGGGCCGAAACATCAATTCGGTGATCCTGAGAATAATATTCCTGTCCGTGAATTTCTTTACATCAGAAACAGCGATGTTGATGAATTAACCAGATTTTTGACCAACGAATTAATCGTCAGTGCGTTAACTGGCTATTGATAAAATAATATAAATATTTATTGTAATTTCCCAACCCTTACCCTTGCCCATGGTCAGAATGGGCGTCACAGCGCATCTCATGGAGTTGTTTTTTAGCGAATATGGCCGTACCTGATACATCGAGAGCGAAAGAGAATCTAATCATCGAAGCGGCGAGTAATTTGATTCAACACGTCATTTTAGCAATGGCCCCTGATCCTCCAGACAGAATGAGAGATGTCGAGTATCATTCTGGATGGGCCGAGAGGTTTCAGGCGATAAGGGATTTGAACGTTATTACTCCGACAATGGCCGCTGAATATTTAGAAGCCCCGCTTGAACGTGCCGACCGATGGCCCTATGTCGGATTTGTCATGACTGAGAAAAGACGTGATTCAGATAAATACGGCGAAGAGACGTTTCACGCAATACTCAGTGCGATCATAGGAGTATGGGGAGAAACCTTTCCTATTTCCCAAAAAGAAATTCATGAAATCCATCACGATATTAATTCAATCCTACACCTTGACAAGAGTCTGGGCGGCATTGCTGGTGAAGGTGGAGTGATCGACGTTTTGCGTTTTTTCAATTTTGCCGATCCGATATTTGATAGTGTTTTTATGGAACGGCCTTGGCTTGTGATACAATTCAATTATGAAATCTGGTACCGGGAGGCTATTTACAGATGAGTTACGAAATGAAATATAGGCCGTTCAGGATTCTAAAAAAATTCGAGGTTTCTGGTGACTTGGATATGCTCAGAAATAATTATCCAAACGCTAAAGTCGCTAGAAATCTTAACGGAAGGCCTTACGGATGGTATAAAATGATGTCGGTCGTTGATATACCGTCGGAACAAGAACTAGACTTATTTCTCAACACGCCGGGACTAGCCATAGAAATACCCCAAGACCCGCGCGGATTCGACGAACGTACTTCTGGAGTTGCCCGTTCGGTCAAATCTTCGATTGAGGCTGGCGAGAAATCGAAACAGGAAATCTCCAAGCGAAAGTTCCAGAAACGTGAAGCAGAAGCAAAGACCAAGAAGAAACGGTCCAAAAAGACAAAGAGCGAACCTGAACCTAATGAGGGTTCAGAAAATATAAATTCCCAATTAACGGAGGAAAACACCGATGTCTGACCACAACGTCACGCAACACCCGGAAAATGTACATATCGGTCCGGGTAGGCTGTGTTTTTACGACGAGGTAAACGATCACCTCATCGTCCCCGGCAAAGTGGAAGAAATCAGGTTCAACAAGCAGGACCCTGCTATCGTATTTCAGAACGACGTTTTTAACGGTCGTATGGTCGAGGTTCAGGGTCGTGCTACAGAAGAAAAGTATCGACTTCTTGGAAAATTCGTCGAGATGTATGATCCGAATACATTGCGCTTTTTCTTGAAGAATTGCGGTACGGTCGAACAAGACACTACCTGTACTCTAACCACTGTCACTGAGGAATACACAGTATTCAATGATCGATCAATCGTGTTGATCCATAGCAACGGGCTTTATGGAACATTACCACTACCAGCGGTTCAATCATTATCAGCAACGGCCACCGGGACTGGTGGGTTAATTCCTACTGGTAATTACACCATGGTTGTTACTGCGGTATATGGCGATACAGAGGGTAATTACCAAGAAGATACAGTTTCCATAACGCTTGGTGAAAATTGTCTCGTTACATGGAACGCGCCGACTGGTGCAACGCCGACTGGTTACAGGATTTACGAATACACCACTGCTACAGAGACAAGAGACGATGCGATTCTTGTCCATGAAGTTACGGACCCATCAACAACGATGGCCCTCATCACCCAATTTATACATCTTGGCGAAGGCGGCAATTACCCCGGTGATCCGGTGGGTAGTTTCATAATCGCCGATATTTCTGATGTCGCTTATGAACCGGGTTCAGATTATGAAGTAGACACTTCATGCGGCGTGGTTAATTTCCCCTCAACCGGAGATATCGAAAACGGCGAGAGAATTCGGGTGACATATTCTTATTTCGAAAATCCGAATATCAGTATGAGTATCGGACCGTCTGATACCAATCCGAAACTTGTACGACCCGTGATTCTCGCGTTCAAAGATGACGATAGGTCAACACCAGCACCGAGAGGTATCGAAATCGAACTCTGGAAAGTGCTTGCAGAAAACGGATGGGAACTCGATATTTCGACGCTAAGTTTCGAATCTGGCTTTGAATTTGAATGGCCCGTTCTGATGTCTGAACTACAGATGAATCACGGTAGAGTCACTACTTTCAACCGTCATTATGTCAGTTATGACATGCTGAATTGGGCCACGCTTACCAACTTCAATAACGCAGAGGCTTGCGAAGAAGCTACGAGCTAATACGATAAGGAGAAAAATACTACTATGGCTAATGAAACAAATCCGAACGAACCGACTCCAAATGAAGCTTTAGAAGCAGAAGTTATTCGCGCGACACGGCCCAAAATCGTTCAGTACGAAGATGAAAACGGTACGCGTCATGAGGTAAAAATATTACCCCTTCCCGCCGATATGATCGACAAGGGATCACGTGAAATTTCTGAACTTATACGTCCGATCATCCATGAATTTGTCCAAATTTCGTTAAAAGCCAGTAGTATTAATCGTTCGGAGGCGGGAGTGGAATCGCAAGAAACTGCTCCCGTATCTTCGAACGAACTTAATACTATTTTTAAAGATTTTCTGGACCCGGCGAAATTAGCTAAGACACTTTCTAAAATACCAAGTCTTGCAAAGCTATTTATTGAGATGGGTACAAATATCAGTTATGACGAGATTAAGGGCGATGGATTTGTAGTGATTGAATTCATCGTTCAAATCTTCATGCATAACATCGGTCCGAGGCTACAACGTTTTTTGTCACAAGACTACAGTCGGATGAAGGAGATTCTGCTCGGACAGGCTGGTTTAGAGCAGAAGCCCGTCTTGTAGAAAACGGATACCAGCTAGGTGATATTAAACTTTGGACCTTGGGCGAGCGAGTTTGCAGGATTCGTTCCGTTTCTTATCTCAGCGATTTAAATACACTAAGAAAAGCACTTCTCAATATTGGAGTTAGTCAGTTTTCGACAAAAGAACAGGCCGAC